GCTTTAGCGGCTATCGATTTCGGTACAGCTAGAACTTTGCTTTCAACTGCTTTAGTCCCCGTGACTGATAGAAAAGCTTTCCTAGCTCCTAGCTACTACGGTGATATTTTGAACAGCACTAACGTTGTATCTGCTGACTTTGTTAGCGGTAACAGCGCACAATCTGGTGTTGCTTCTAAATTCATGGGCTTCGAAATCTCTGAACATAACCTGCTCAGCGCTGACGTTGCTTACTTCGCTCATAAATCTGCACTTAACATTGCAATGCAAAAAGGTGTTACTGTGAAGGTTTCTGACTTGCACGTTCAACGTAAACTCGGTTACCTTGTTTCTGCACACATGATCTATGGCTTGAAATTGTGTGACAATAAGCGCCTTGTTAAGATCTCTGGATAATAATAGAGTTTAGAACATGGTAAGACTACGACACATTATTGGCCCGAACCTGAAGCAGCTTGAGAAAACACTTGAAGAAGTGAAAAACTCAATCATAATCACGGGGGTCAATAATGTGGGCGGTCAGTGGTACATCCACTTCCTAGTTCAAGGAACTCAAAACGATAATGAAGAAATTAAAAGAGAACTATCCTTCGGGACTAAAACTCTAAAGAAAGGTAAATAAAATGGGAGCAAAAGCTTTTTCACCCGATCTACAATGTATTAAACTTACCTATGATTTCGCTGTTCATGGCGGAGCTGTAGGGACAATCAACCTTGGAAATCTTCCTGATAACTTCATTGTTACCAAGTGTGTTGCTAATGCTAAAACTGCATTAACAGGCGGCGGTACTTTCGTTGTTGGCGAAGACGGTGGCGGAGATGCCGATGGTTACTGGACAGACCTCGACGCTATTGCTGTAGCAGTTCCTGTAGCTGGCACTGGCGCACTTGTATTTGACCCACCTGCAACTGACGCTGCCGATATCGGTAACGAAAAGATGCACAAAGTTGATTCTGCTAAAGACGGTGTTTTGATTACTATCGGAACTACTGCTTACACTGCTGGTAAAGTTGAATTCATGTTCATGGGAGTTCAAGGTTAATTAGTTAGTAAATAAAAAGCGGGGAGGCTTACATGGGCGGTTATAAAACGCCGCCCATGTATATTATTTATGTCAGTAACCGATCATGGCTTAGAAGCCATAAGAAAATCTACACATCCAGTTACAGCGGGTAACAATTCTGAATACAAAATAAAAGTATTCAATGCTGCTGGCATGATCTCTGAAACTTATGATTATGTTTCAGTGAACTATGCTACAGCCACTCAAGAAATTTATACATTCAAAACAGGCGGTTCAGGTGGAACCACTGTTGCCACAATTACAATTAACTATACTGATTCAACTAAGGCTAACCTTAGTAACGTGGCTAAAACCTAATGGCATTTAAATTTAATCCGCTAGGTCCACCATTTGATCTTGTAACTACTCCAGGCGGTTCTGATACATACGTTCAATATAATGATGCTGGTTCTTTTGGCGGCGATGCTAATAATACTTGGAACAAAACAACTAAGCTTGCCACATATACTAAATCAAATTTAACTACAACTGTTTCTAGTTCTGTATTAATGCGGACTGAAACAGCAGCTACTACTTCTGTTAGAATTCAAAATTCGCCTGCTATACAATTCAGAGCAAATGGGTGGAGAACTACAGGAGCTGGTTCTAATAGAACTGTAGATTTTTATGAATATGGTGTTCCTTCTACTGGCACAAATGAAGTTGTTGGCGAATGGCGTTTAGATTATTCACTTAACGGAGCAACGGCCTCAAGAGGTTTGCAGTACGCAACAAACGTGTCCGATGGCGTAGCAGCTCAACAATTAACCGTGAATGGTTTTGTAAAGTCTATTGCTAATAATTCATCAACAATAGACACTCTCCAAAACTTTAACTTAGTAAATACTTCAGGAACAAGAACACATATAACTGCAACATTTGGCTCTACGATTAAGTGGGGTATACAAGTGCAAAGTGATGGCCTTGCTTATTACAAATCTGCCGGAACATCACAAGGTCATTACTTTCAAGTCGGATCTGCAATTGGGTCTACGTCGGACATAGTTCAAATTTATTCGGGCGGTATTTATAATTACGGGGGCATGTTTGCTACTGGTAAGGTTACTGCTGGTAGTCCTGACACTAATGCAAAATCTTATTTAAATACTTATGCTGGGTTTTCATCAAAAGTTAAAATTATAGAAACGACTAGCTATACTGTAGATAATTCAGCAATGCTTTGGCTCGTTAATCCTATTAATGCCTTATGCACTGGCACTGCAACACCTTGCTCGAATTGGACAGCATCAGGTGAAGCAACTTGTAATAGTCATTCTACTATTGGTTGTTCATGGACGGCGGAGGTTACAGGAAACTGTAGCACTGCAAACGGAACGGATTCGGGAACATGCACAGGGTTAAATGCGGCGTGTGTGTGGGAGTCTGCTTCGTGCGCTACCGCAGGAAACAATACAGATCAAACAACCTGTGAAGATCAAGATAATATTTATGGTGGTACATGTGCATGGGATACAACGACATGCCCCGCTTTCACCTCGACTGCTGCCTGTAATGGACAAGCAGGATGTACTGCAACTGTAACAGGGGACTGTACGACTTTAAGTGATGGCGGCGGCGACGGCACAAACTGTGCGACTCAGCCTGAATGTTCGTATGATAATGGAACAGGCGCATGTACAGGTTCTTTTTTCACTTCATGCGCAGGAAACTTATGTAATGGCACCTTTGATACTGGGAATTGTACTGGTACTTATACCATAACTCCTGCATTTTGTGGTGGCACTGCTTCGTGTGCAAACATGACAGCATCTGGATCTTCTGCATGTACCGCGGAGTCTCCTTGTACTTGGGCAACTGGCGCAGATATTACTCTCCCATTAAATACAAATGCAAATACTGGTACCAGCGGAAATGTATCGCACGAACACTCATTTGTTCATGTTGGCGATTCTGGAACTGCAACAATTACAGCAAATACTGGATCAAGTATAATGCAGTATTCTAACTTGAAGCTGTATAAAAAAGGTGACAAGGTAACAGTTCAACACGTTTACCAAACTGCAAACTGCTCTGTCTTTGTATCCGAAGGAACATGTACGTCTACAGGATGTACTTGGAATCCTGCGGTTGTTTGTTCTGACTATAATTCGCAAGAGGCCAACTGCTTAGCGGCTGGTTGTTCATACTCAGATCCAAACTGCACAGGCGCAGGAACAGCAGCGAATTGCAGCGGCACATATACTGCACAAGATATGTGGGTTCCGATTAATTATGACAGGTCAACTAACTACGTAGAGAAAACTGCGGCATATACAATTACAAATGAGGACGACACGGTTGTATGGACATCAGGTACAGTCAATGCAACTCTACCTTTATCGGCTGATATAGTTCCTAGACGCCCAATCTATTTAAAGAATAGAGGTACAGGCGTGATAACGCTAGTGACAACCTCATCGCAATTAATTGATGGCAATGCTTCGGGCACGCTAGTATTAAATACTGACGATGCAATTGAACTATTTCCTTTAGCCGCAGGGTGGGTGATTTTATGAGTTATTTTCCAAATAAGAATTTTATTTCTACAGCAAATAGCACTAACACTTTATTAAATGCAGGTGCGGTCTTCACTGGCACAGGCGAGGACGTGTCTCAATTTAACTCTGTCGTCGTAGCAGTGAAAACAGATCAAGACGGAACCTATACAGTTCAATTTTCAAACGACAATACAAACTGGGACTCTGTTTTAACTCGGTACTATCGAACGACTCAAATTGAGCCCCCTCATAGATTCACTATCACTAGAAAATATTGTCGCGTGGTATTTACAAATACAAGCGCAAGCAATCAAACTTATCTAAGACTTCAAACTACATTCGGAGAAAAATCAGATTTAAATATTCCTTCTGATTCAACGATGGCACAAGACTATGATGCGGTGTCTGTTAGACCCAGCGATTTTCACTATGAAGTCGGTCTAGGCAGACGCCAAGGTTATACCACTTGGAACAAATGGGGATATAACGGCGATATTGATATAGGCACCGAAACTATTTGGAATGTCGGTGGGACTTTTACCCCTATCGTAACAGCTAGAACATTATCAGTAGTCTCTACAAGTGCTAACGATACAAGTGCAGGTACAGGTGCTAGAAGTATATATATTCAGGGTATAGATGCTAATTGGAAAACTCAAAACGTAGTTGTAACGATGAATGGCACGACTCCAGTTGTAACGACTGAAACATGGATGGGAGTTAATAGAGTTTCTATTTATGCGGCTGGAAGTGGGCAAGTAAATGCGGGCGATATAACGTTGACCGCGACTACTGAGGCAACAGTACAAGCTAAAATACTTACGGGTGAAGGCACAAGCCAACAAGCTTTTTTCTTTGTTCAAGAAAATCATCAAGCTCTTATGGACTGGCTCTATGTTTCACTTGTAAAGCTTAGTGGTACTCAGCCGAATTTAACGACAAGAATGTGGGTTTATTCCGCAGTGTCAGGCGCTAAATACGAAGTGTTTAGAGATTACATTTCAGGCGACACAGAGAATCATACCGAGCTTAGACCTTCACAGCCATTTGTTGTGGGAGAGAAAAGCATTTGTTATTTTGAAGGCACAACGGACCAAAACAATACCCAAGTTTCTATTAGATTTTCCTTAATCGAGGTTCGGGATGTTGATGCTTAGTTATGATATAAAAGTTCTAGGAGGATTTTATGCTAGAACTAAATGAATCAAATTTCAAAGAACTAACAGCTACGGGAAAGGTTTTAGTTTTCTTCTATAGAGAAAAGGGTTGTTCATTCTGTGATCAAATGAAACCAATCTTTGATTCTTTAGCGGGCGACTTTCAAAAGGCTAAATATGCTTTAGGTCAAATGCCTGATTCTGTTACATCTGGTTTAGTTGAGAAATTCCCAACCTTCGCAGCTTATGTTGATGGGCAACTTGTTAACAAAGAAGAGGGCGCAATGAGTGCAGAAAAACTCTCTGCAATCTTTGATAGGAAGAAATCAGTCAAGATTGAAGAAGCACCATTAATGACCTTAATGAATGATGAAGCTGTTTTAATAGATCAAATCTATGGACTTAGAAAACACCTAAATGCAATTCAAAAAGAGATTAAGGCTAGACGGGAAATCTAATGGACTGTGAAAACTGCTCATTCCCTTCATTAGCTGCAATGTTTAAAAACTTATCGGTTAGTGTCGTCAATGCAGTTAAGCACGC